AACAACGTCTATATCTTCTCGCAATTCTTCCAATTCGGATGCTAAACGCATATCTAAAAATGTGTCTACATTTTCAACGAGTTCAATTAAATCCTTTTTAAGTTCCTCACCCATTGCTGCTTTTGCTTCAACCAATTTCATAGCATATTCAGCTTCAAGGTCACGAAAATTTTCAATATCTGTTTTTAATTCATTTAACTCTTCAGTTAAATAGTCACCAACCTTTGAATCAACAGCTTCGATAATATTATCACGTTCTGTAATCCATTGTTCGGTTAGTTCAGCACGAACATCTGCAGAAGCGGATGCTTTTGCAACTTCAATTGCCTCATCTAACTGTTTTGTAAAGCCTGTCTCGAGTTCTTTCTTTGTGTCTTCTGAAAGAACTTCGGCTTCCAATAGCTTTTGCAGTAATTCATTCATGTTATTAATTCTCCTAACTTTTGCAAATAGTTTTGATAAAAATAGTTTAAATTATTCTTTTACATTATATATTTATTAACTACATGAAATTCTAAAGAAAATTTAAACACGAGATTTAAATTCATTTAGAAATCAAGATGATATATAATTTAAAAAAAGAGAAAAATTTGAGTTTTAAGCTGCGTGTTTCCACATTGCGGCAGCAGCAACTCGACGCCCAGCTTCTTTAGAACCATAAAATTTTGCTGCTTTCTTTTCTACTTCTTTAAATTTCTTGCCCTTTTTTCCAACATCTTCACCTTTTTTAGCCTTCTTAACTAATTCAGATTTTTCTTTTTTAGAAAGACCTTCTGAAGGTTTTTCTTCATTAACAATTTGATAAATGTCATCAAGAAGACTCTGATCAATAATATTTAAAATTTCATCATATGACTTATCTTCATTTAAAATTAATGAAGTTGTGTTAATTCCTGCTAATTCACATAATCTTTGTAGTTTCATTTTTGATTTTTCCTTTATAAAATTTTTGATTTTTATTTTTTAGCAAATAAACCTGTTGATAACCATTTCTTGATTTCAGTTTTCAAATACTTTTGGGCTGCTGCATCATGTCTAACAGATTCAGCGAGATCTAAAATACATGAACCGTTTTTGGCCATTTCTAAAGATTCATAAATTGCTGATGGATAGGCTTGTGGAGCGGATGGTTGAGCAACAACATCTATTGTAACAAAATGATATCCTGATACTCCACCCGATTCATTAACAGCACCTGCTCCCCTGCTTGATACACCCAAAGCTACACCACTTTTAACCAATTCTTTAGCAATATTTCCCATCGGTGTTCCAAGTAATTTTGCTTTTCCCATGGCATTATTACCTTCCATTGCAATATGTGTAATAACATGTGAAATACGATCAAGATTTATTGTCAAAGTCTTAGGATGATCAAGTTCTCCAAAAATACCATTTGTTTCTGAAATGCGCTGTTGTGCTACTTTTACGGCTTCAGAAATTTCAGCAATTGGATAATTGCGGCCATTTCTATTTTTGATATCAGCTTGCATGAATATACCAGATAACCACAAATCTTTTCCATCGGGAGAAACTTCCTCAATGAGATGACTTTCAGAAGGTGTTAATTGTTCAATTAAAATTTCATGTTTCATTGTTGTTAAACTCCAAAATTTACTTTACTTCTAGTATATTTATTAGAATATATACTTTATAAGTAAAAAAAATCTCACAATAAGTGAGATTTTTTATTTTACTCAAACAGAAGTAAACAAATTTTTTAAAAATTACTCAGATTTTTCTTCCTCTTTTTCTTCATCATCATCTTCTTCTTCCTTTTCATCTTCTTCCTTTTCATCTTCCTCTTTTTCTTTTTCGTCTTCTTCTTTTTCATCTTCTTCTTTTTCGTCTTTTTCTTCTTTTTCTTCATCATTATCTTCATCTTCTTCTTTTTCCATTTCTCCAAGAACAATTTCACGAGATTTCATTTGAAGATAATCATGCAAAGCACTTGCTGCTTCTTCTGATTCGTCTGCAATAAGTGCTTCAACCATTTTATGAATGGCTTTTTTCTTCTTATCTGCAGATTTGCCTTTTTCCTTACGTACCACTTTGTCGTAGTTCTTATCACCTCTTGCCATTTTTATTACTCCTGTTTATTGTTATTATTTTCTTCCTGCTCAGAATTTGGGTGGATTATTTCTTTCATTTTATCCGCAACATAATTATGAAAATCTACCTGAGCTTGTTCATTTTTATCATTAATGATATTATCAAGCATGTCATGAAGTTTAGTTTTTTCTGCCATTTTTAATCCTTTTATTAACTATTTATGATTCTTTTTATTTTTAAAACAAATTTTAAACGTTAGGAACATTTGGTGGAGGTGGAGCTTCTTCAGCTGGAAGATTTTCACCACCTGCTGTCATTCCCAATTCTTCACCACCTAGTCCTCCCATTCCACCACCTAATCCACCCAATTCACCACCAAAACCAGCACCTTCCGCTCCAGCCATTGCTTCGCCATATAATTTTTGTTGATCAGTGGTTTCTTCTACATCTGGATCTAAACCACGTTCTTCTTTTAGCATTCGCTCATTTATAATTATTTCTTCTTCTGTCATTTGTAAGAATCGTTTCATTATAAATCGTTTTGAAAGGTACTGAATACCATCTGCTGTTCCATATGCACCCAACAAAGCTGAATCCATTTCTTGTTGTCTATAAACACCAAAATTAGATGGATCTGGAAGACGAACTCGATACATTGATTCATCAATTACTATATTACTTTTTTTAAGATAATCTTTAAATTCTTCATCAAGAGGACAACTCAGATGACCTTGAATTCTATGAATAAATAACGAAAACCGCAATTCTTCAATATACGCAACACCAAGTTTTCCATCATTAAACATTGAACCATCTTTACCCTGACCAGACATATATGATGTTGGAACTCGAAGAGCGCGCCACACACGATCTTGAAAATATTTTAAATCTGTTAACTCACCAAGATTTTGACCACCTGGTAATGTATCAACTCGTGATCCTCGCCCATCAGGACGACTATTTTTGATGTAAACTCCAGCTTCAACAGCAAAGTTGTGATTATCCTTATCATCTATAACATAAAGACATCCAGTATCTTCGCGTTGAGGTAACCACTCAACTTTTTTAATTTTGTGATTAAATCCATAATTACACTTGAATTCTTTAAAGGATGAATATCCACCATGTTTTACTATTTTATAGACAAAGCTATCACTAAACTTTAACGGTTTGTTGTTCGTTACGTTCTGGTTTTGTGAGTTTATTAATTTAAAATAATCAACAAAAGAATTGGAACATCTTAACGCTGTTTTGATTTTTGGCAAAGAATCGTTACCATTGTTGAATTGCTCAACAAACATGTCAAATAACCGTTCATCAACATTATATGATTTTGTTTTTTTGTTAAAATGTTTAGTTTGTTTAGATCGCTGTTGTCTTTTTTCTTCGGTCCACTGTGACTTACCTATTTTTGTCATATACTGACAATATTTTTCGTAAGTATCAAATTTGTTACGAGTGGTCAGTCTACCTTGATCTAAATGTTTTCTTTTTTCTTCTGAATGTAACTCCCACGTCCTAGCTCCATTCTTTTTATTACGATCAACAATTCGTTGAGTTTGTTCATCTGTTCGAAACTCATGATATTTTCTAATACTAGATATCATTAATTCACGATGATCTCTCCACAGCCTACCCAACGTGTGTCCATTAGGAGAATGATGATATTTCCAATGATCTTCGTGAGTTAATTCAACCAAATTATCAGGGCAATTATTGGATGGGTTATAGTCTATATGATGAATAACAGTTCCAGAGTGTTCTTGTTTGGGACACACATTCAAATGAGTAAATGTCCATTTGCCACTTTGATTATCAACCATTCGTTCGTATAATTCCTTGCGTTGGTTTTTGTTTATTTTTTGCTTTTTTTTGTAAAGTGGCATTAAACTCATTTCAGATGTTAGGTATTGTGCTTCAACTTCCGAACCGTCTCTTAATACAAACTTATGATCTGGAGTACAATCAATATGTTTATCATTGTCTAGGTGAACTCTTACCATCTCAGCATTACGGCGAGTATAACCAGCCCAAGCAATTTTACCAGGAATCATTCTTCCGGTTTGTTGATCAATTGAATATGTCCAATTCTCTTTTCCATCTTCAAATTCTTTCATAATTTCAGCAAGTGTAAGAGTTCTTCCGTCTAATAAAAATATGTTAGTTTTTAAGGAGATACAAGCAAAGAAGAAATCTTCTGACATTGCCTGTGGATTGTACACTGAATCAATGTTTGATTTTCCACCATTAATTGTGGGAACTTTTTTTTGTTTAATTTCATTCTTGATGCCTTCAAGATATTGTTTTACACGTTGAGGAGGCATCTTCCCAACATCAATATAAAAAACTCGACGTTCAGGTGCACGTTGAACACGATAAATGATTATCGAATCTTCAATTAATTCTTTTTGTTTAAATGCACGATATGCAGGGCGAAGTGTAGATTCACCAAATGGTGCTGTGTCTGATAAATCATCATGAAGACCAAATCTTACCATTTCGGAGGCAGGAACTATTGTTGTTTGATCAGGAGATTGATGACCTTGTGCTGGAACTCCATATGTTCCTTTTGTTTCATTAATATCTTTTTTGATTTGCCATGCCAGAATTTTGGTAACATCATGTTCATCAACTATTGCAGCTATTACATTTTTTGGGTGAACAAAAGCCCATTTTTGAAAATGTTTTTGCTTATGAAAAAAACAATCACCATATTTAACTGTGATACGTGCAACTTTAAAAAGGCGGTTTTCCCAATCGTGTATTTTACACCATTTACGGAGAGCAGTTTTTAAAGTAAGAACGGCGACACTATTAGCTTGATCTTCATGTTCGATTGTTAATTTAATATTAAGAGGATCATCTAATTGAGGATCATTTCCTGTTATTTCCTCTGCGATTGTATCGAGTGCACGTGCTACTTCAACATCAGCATCCATTAAATCATATTCTCTATAACGAGAAATACGTGATGCAGATCCTTGAATTAGGCGTTGATACCATGAATAATTGTTATAGGAACCTTGATCACCCAAATATTGACTATCCGTCATGCGTGTGGGTTGAGCTGATGGTTTTACAATTTTATAATATGAGGTCCACTTTGCCATGTATAATATATTCCTATAATATAGTATTTATAATTGTTTTATTGATGGGATCTAATACAATGTGATATAATAAACATTATTAATTTTTATCTACTTGACATTCCACCTGCTCCTCGAGGAGTGGTTCTAATCTCTTCAGTTCTACCATGTTTTAATAATTGTTCTTCGAGTGGATTTACTTTTTGTTTACTATCTTTAGCCATTTTTTCTCTTGTATTATTACCATCAGTTATACCCTGACGAATATCAGATAACAGTTTTGCGTGTTTATCTTCTTCGGACAGTGTTTTTTTATTTTCATCGTCGAACAATCCACCAATCATTTCTCCAAGTTCATTTCCGGCTGCCACACCTATAGAAGCTCCAATTGGTCCTCCTAATATACCTCCAAGAATCCCACCTGCAGCAGATCCTACAAGAGCACCTGTATTTGCTCAGAAGTGTCACCTTGAGACAAA